TGGTCAGGTCGTAGTTCATCAGGAGTTTCTTAAGTTTAATCCTCAAGATAAATCAGCTACTATTCCTGCAGCTCCAAGCAAAACTTGGAACAAACAAGCTGATTTCTCTACGGGTTACTATAGCATTTATAATTATGAGTTTTTTCTATTCAATGTGAATACTTGTATGACGAATTGTTTTAATAATCTTAAAGTAAAAGTATTGGCGATTAATCCTATGGCGTTTTTTCCGCCAAATCGTCCATTCATTACATGGGATACGACACAAAACGTCGCCGTAATCACAGCAGAATCTCTATATTTTGATGAATCTCCACTAAATCTAACGCCTATCGTTCGTATCTATATGAACCCTGCTATGTTCAATTTATTTAGTAGCTTTCCTATGGTATTTTTCGGCTTTGAAGGTGTTACATTCGGGCGTAATTTCCTTCTTGGTTTAGTCAATATAGGCACATTGAACCAAGTGACGATTACTGTTCCATATAGCAATCCAATCATTTCGTATAATGCAATCCAATCCTTTCAGGAATACTCAACCATCTCGGCATGGAGTCCAATCCAAGCCATCGTATTTACGAGTAATACTCTGCAAGTCCAGCCAACCAATGTTAGCCCAACCGTCGTCATAAATAACAATAGTACATCAACACCTACCAACAATTCTGCAACAGCCAATATCATCACAGATTTAGTTTCGACCTCAGGGCAATATGCTCCTAGCATTTTATATACCCCTACTGCCCAATATCGCATGATATCTCTCAGTGGAACATCTCCTCTAACCAATTTAGATATCCAAATATACTATAGACTACGAGATGGATCGCTCATACCATTTGTGTTATCCTCGGGCGGTTCTGTTTCGCTAAAACTAGGATTTTTTTTAAAGAAATAAATCAATTTAGATATTTTCAAAAAATAAATATCTAATCCTATACTATAATGAGTGACTTCAAAACAACCCTATGCAAGGATTCTACAATCGCGGACATCACTAGTGAATTGGAATATCAAGTGAAAAGTGGTGCCGCACAGACTACATACCAAACCTTTGGGGCATCTAGCTTCTCTAATTCTGCACTAAACATCAACATTCAGTGCCCGAGTGAGTCTGTAGTCATGGGTCGAGATGTCCTTTTAACATCAGCCTTGACGTTTACGGTTCGGGTCGGTCCAGGTGTTCCTGACGGTCAACAGGCATTTCAGTATGGGCTTGATATGTCCCTTGCAGCATTCCCTTTGGCTTCAATTATGACAAATCTCTCATGCAGCATTAACAACACAACATGCTCAATTAACCTTCAGGATTGCTTACCTTCATTACTTAGGCTGAACAACTCGCGCGAACTCTACCGCTACAATGGTATGACACCATCTCTACCAGACCAAGTATACGCTTCTTACGGTGATGCCGTCGGCAGTGCGAACAACCCTATGGCTGGTATTAAGAACGGCTCATACGATGTAGACCAAATGCCTCGGGGGGCATTTCCTTGCAAAATCTCAATTTATCGTAAGGATGTTAATGGGGATGTTATAGATTCAAGCCCAGTCTCAGCAGGTCTTGATGATACCTGGGACGTTGTCATCTCTACGTCCGTATCAGAACCGATATTCTTGAGCCCCTTCATCTTCGGGCAACCGGAATACAACAGTCAGGGGATTCTCGGGGTCAACAACATGGTTTTTACAATGAATATTGATACGAGTCTTAAGCGTATGTTCTGCACTGGTTTGAAGACTAATGCAGGAGCCGTTATTCCATCTTCAATTGTTCCAGGAACTACTGCCTATGCAGCAATTGCAGCAGGAGGAGCGGGTGTTCGGGCATATAGTGCACAGGATGAAATTGTTGCCGACCAACTGCTCTTCAAAGGAACGAACTTTGGAGCAATTCAAGCACCTAATCAGCCCTCTCTTCTCGTCAAATTCTTGAGCGTACAGGTTTCAGATTTGATTCAGTCTAAAAACATAGTTCCGTACTGTTCGTACCCAAGATACGTCTCCTCCACAACGGGAGGAGCATCTCTTGCACCGGGTGGACGAACAACAATTACGAGCAATTCACTGCAAATCAACATGCTACCTGACGTTTTTATTATCAGTGTGCGAAAGCCCCTAGGAAGCTGCACTATTAGTGACCCCAATTTCTTCCTTAAGATTCAGTCTATCAGCGTAAACTTAAATAATCAATCCGGGTTGCTCTCATCAGCCACCCCCGAACAGCTGTTTCGACTCAGCCAAAAAAATGGATCTACACAGAATTGGTTTGAGTTTTGCGGTGTTTCGGTTGGTAATGCAAGTGAAGGGCAAGTATCGGGTATAGGTACTCAAATTGGAACTACTGGCTCACTGCTAATCCTAGACCCAGCGTATGACCTCAGTTTGCCCGATTACCTATCCAGCGGGTCGCTTGGAAACTACAATTTTCAGTTCCAAATACAAGTATATAACCAGACTAACCAAGCATTTGTTCCTGAGGTATGTGTGATTTGCGTTAACAGTGGAGTTATGGTCACAGATAGGGGTATGACGACTACAATGACTGGTATTTTGACTAAGCAGATGGTGCTTGATGCGAAGAGTAAACCAGTAGACACTACGAGTGCAGAGTCTCAGCGTCTTATTGGTGGGTCAATGTATAATATGGGGTCGTCCGTTAAACAGCATCATAACAAGACAGCCCCCTCGTCGGCAGCCAAACGTAGTTCTAAATTAGATGGGTTTTTAATGTAATAAATTGCTGTCTACTTATGATTTAGATTTTTTTAATTATCAATCATTGAAAATAAAAATATTTACTCTATATATATGGAGGCATACAACAAAAAGATTAGAGCTATGATAGCGGAGCTAGATTCAAAAAAAGTATACGACGAGCCAAGGCACATATATCATGAAAGCGTTCATTCGCCAAGGAAATACATACTTTCAGGGGGAAATGATGGTAGTTATATTTCACCCGGAGAAAATGACCTAAAAGCTGATATTATACTAGGAGCTAAACGTAAATCCTCTAAATAAGAAACAAAAATAATATATTGTCTATATATAATGAGTTATGAGGACGACTCACAGTTAAAAGCTCAAAAGAAAATGTTGGCTATGCAAAAGCGGGTATTAGCTATACAAAAAAAGCAGACTGAAGCAATGCCTGAAGCAATGCCTGAAGCAATGCCTGAAGCAAAAGAAGATATTTCAGTTTTTGAATACTTGGATAGGCTTGAAAACGACCTTAACTTAACCCGAAACGATTTAGATGAGTATATGAATTATAGGGGGACAGCGGCAAGGAACCTGCCTAGTATGTATCAAATAACCCCTTTATCTCGTAAAATATTATCTGTATTAAAGAAGGTCAATTTTAAAAACGTACCCGAGAGTGATCTACAAGAATTAACACAAGTATTTCGTAATCTAGGTGTAGCAAATGCCGCTCTTGCAACGACTGTAAATGAGTTAAACCAAAAAGGAGTAGGTCGTACCCCTAGAGAAAAGGATGAGCCATTCCGTAGATTATATGAGATTGTTAAACAAGATATGAGGTCATTATTTTCTTTTGTCGGTAATAAACTCAGTAATGTAGGGGGTCATAATTATCTATCAGGGCTTTCAGCCCCTATTTCAGCCCCTACTCCTCGTCGTCCCACTGTTCCTAAAGGAATATATCAAGTCCCTCCAGTAGGTCCTCGTACTCCCGCTGGTCCTCGTCCTGCTGGTCGCCGTCCTCGTCCTCCTGCTGGTCCTCCTGCTGGTCCTCCTACTGGTCCTCCTGCTGGTTCTGCTGTTAATCTTATTCGTACTGCTAGTTTAGGAACTCCTCCTAAAACTCCTCGTAAAGCAACTCCTAAAAAAAATAAACTTAAAGCGGCGGGTATCCCCAAGAGGTTTTTGTAATAAGACATTATAAGATAGTATTATTATAAATAATACTATATAAAGAAAGTTAAAAGTCTTTCAAAAGACTTACCTCATGCTGTGTAACAATAGCTCTAGGATATTTGCGAACAACTGCTACCCATCTAGATTTAATATTTTTCATTCGCTCTATTTGTGTTTTGTTTAAACCCAAATATTGGTCCAAAAGATACTTAAGCATCTTACCCCCCGATGTTGACGGAAAGAACACAATTACATGACTTTCGTTGAGGATGATTTTCGTAGCATGACCCGCCGTAGATGCATGACTAGTATAAATACAACTCACATTAAAATGACGACCTGTTTGTAATATTGAATTAAGAATATCCATTGTTTTTTTAAGTTGTTTTTTATTACTTATAACATCTACGTCGTCAAATAAGCAAAGACTATTTTCAAAATCTGCTGCGGTAAGTTCGCTCTCAAGATATTCGGGTTTGTTTATTTTGATTCTTTTGATATACTTTAATGTATCTAGTGTTTCAT